ATAAATCTTTGTATTTTGTTGTAAATTAAGGGCTGCGCCGCAATCTGAACAAGTATCAGCGTTAAGCTCACCCTCGTCAAGATCGTAACCGCAGTTCCCGCATACAATTTCAATTTCGTGTTTAGGGTTTATTATGTCCCCTACTGTTACTGCTTCGTTAGTTTTTCTCATGCTGCTATTATCTCCGTCCATCTAGGATCGCCGGTTGGCGTTATTTCACTCCAAGCCCATGCAATACCTACTTCTCCTACAGCTTGCACGCCAGTTACATTAACTATACCCGCACCGTTTTGGGACGTTTGCCCTAATATAGCCGTGCCGGTAACATTCGTTACGACAACATTCTGTTGGAGTAGTACCGTTATACTTCCAAGCCCAGAAGTCGCTTGTAGTCCTGCCGTTGGTACTACTGATGTCCCAACTACCGTTACTGTGCCTAGAGCTGTGGTGCCTACAACCCCTAATGGGTTAGCGCCTGTGCCTTGTTGGACGTTGGCATTGCCTAGGGCAGTGGTTCCTACAACTCCTGTTACGCTTACATTAGCGTCTGCTGTGGTTGTTACAGTGCCTAATGTGCCTGTGGCCGCGTTCCCTAATACGCCAATATTACTAGCGTCACCACTTACAGCTACGCTACCAAGTAAGGTAGTGCCCGTAACTCCTGTGACGTTAACAATAGCGCCCGCAACTACAGTAACAGAGCCAACTTCACCCGTAGCTTCAAGACCTAGGGATTCTCCCCAGCCTCCTTTGCCCCACGCAGCACGCCCCCAACCACCCAACCGGACGGTTGCATCAACGCCTTCACCCCAAGAGCCTGAACCCCAAGTGTTACGACCCCAACCGCCAGCCACTTACTAGGCAATCCGAATGATCGCATTGCTCGAATCTGACGCAGGGAACACAATAGTGAAGTCACCCGCAGTAGAGGTCTTATCCGAACCAAAGTCCAAAACAGCAATAGCGGGGTTACCACTACCCACTTTATACATCAAAGCGCCACGAGCCGTAATAGTAGACGTACTCCAAGTAGCATTGCCAAAGTCTAAAAACGCCGTAGTACCTGTAGATGTAGGTACTTGCGTTATCGATAGCGTCTCGCCGCCAGCAGAGTAACCTGTGCCCGAAACCTCATTGGTCGCAGAATATGCAGTAGTGGTTGCCCCTAATGTAGCGGAGTTAGTGTACAAGGCAATTTTAAATGACTGCGAAGTGCCTGAACTAAAGTCAAAGTCCCCACCGAGGATTGCAACTTTGAATGATGTAGCCATAGCCTGTGAAATAGCCATTTGTGTTTCCTCTTTAAATTAACGCGGTTCTATTCTAAGTTGACCAGAGCGATACATATCTTCCCGCATCTTCCCGTCGCCTAAGTTCTTTAATAACGCCATAGCGTCTACGTACATCTTCTGATACAAGGCTACCATATCTGGCTCACCCTTAATAAATCGTATTGCTTCAATCAAAGCCCCGTTAAGCAATGCAGAGTCAAACTCATCGCCAAGCCACGTAGTGCCCGCAGTAACAATAGTCTGAGGGTAGTAGCCATAATGTAACTCAACAGAATACGCAAGATCAGGCGTTGGCCCTAAGATAAAAGCTGTATCGTCAAAGATTCCGTAGTGTACAGGAGCACCCGTGTTTGTTGGTCCGGGGTACGCCTCACGAATAAAATTAACGTCTTTGTTGAGCAAAAACGTATAGTTACCTTGAGCGTCAATAACGGCCAAAGAAAACGTGTATAAGAAATCTGTTGGGTATATTAAATATTTGTCATTTATAGTTAAAAGACCGGTTTGATTTCGACGCAGCGCAGGAATCTGAACAGTGTTATATATCTTCTGCTCTGCCTGCTGAGTAAACATAGCCATTTGGTCGTCCGTAAACGACTGCTCGCAGATGTCCTCAATATTTACTTTAAGCTCGGTGTAATTCACCAGCTAACCCTCTTAGGCCATTGGTCCACGAGCAAGAAGCCCTTTAGTAGCAGCACCTGTGCCGCGAACTTTAATACCGCTAGTCTTCATATCTTTAGGCGGTTGGTTACAAGTATCTACTTTGTACATTGTAGGCTCGTTCGGGAACTCGATAACCTTGGGTACTTTTACGTTTGATCTTGACTTCATTTTCATTTTTGTCTCCTAGCTTGTGGTTACTGTAACTTGCCCTACAACACCTACGGCTTCCAAATCGTCTGGTGTAATTCCAAAGGGGTTGCTTAGCCCCACCGGGTCCCAACCCCACTGAATATCCCTACTTGCTACTAACTCCGCAGAATCTGACCGTGGGTTACGTATAGCTTGAGGGTCCTGAACTGGGACCGTACCTAACATAAGCTGCGGTTGATCCGGGTTCCAACACTCAGGACAAGCCCTAATGTTAGTCTTATTCCCTTTAACAATCAGCTCTTTAAGCTGCCGTAACCTGTACTGAAACCCACATACATCGCATATTGCGATTGCTTTTTGCCCAGACGCATACGTGTAGCTCATATCTACCTCACGCCATGTATACGCGGTACTAAGCTAAGCGTTGCTTTTTCCCTATCTTCGCCCGCTGCTAGCTCAAATTGACGTTCGTATTCGCCCTGTAGCATAGGTATTCTAGGCATCAATTCAGGGTCTTTTTGGGCTATATAATACGCAAGACCTGCAACGAGGCAGGGCAAGAAACGGAAACTAACGTCGGCGGTATTAACGCCTGTCCCTGCGTCCTGTATACGGCGCATCCGCCAGTACTTAAGGACATAAAACGGCGCAAGTGCGGTACCTTGGTTTGGTACAGGCCACACAGTTACAGAGGGGTTAGCTTCTCCACGGTCTACATAAATCTGTATGGGGCGACCTTGGCTTAATTTGTTAGGGATACTGGAGTAGGTAGAAACACTGATGCGCGTAATATTTAAATCAGACTGCGTGGTTATGTTACCGTCCCCTGTGCGAACTACATGCTCTAGTAGGTCTATTGTATCGGCGGGCAGGTCATATGTGGCGGTGCCTTGAACGAGGTTTTTCGTACCTTCCTCGATAGTCCACATGTTAATACCACGGTTCTGCCACTCAATAGTCAACAGATTCATGGACCTACGAGCTGTGCGAAGGTCGTAACCAGAACGCATTTCTCTACCGGCACGTTCCCACGCTTCTTCCGCAATCTCGGTAAAGTCCATGTTGAATGTAGCAACGCCTGACGTAGCCATTATTTCTTTACCCTTTTAGCGCATCTTACAAGGTTTGCCACCACGAGCCATACCATAGCCACGGATTTTGCCGCCTTTTTTAAACTTCACTAGGTCATTACCTATTTTTGGAAGCGGGTTATTCCGCAGATTGCGACGGATTTGTCCACGGAAATAGTCGGTTTCGTCAACAGGCTCTGGATTTGGCGATGGGTTTGGGTTTGGCTTTGGCTTTGGCGTTACCACCGTTGCCTTTGGCGTTACCACCGTTGCCTTTGGCGTTACCGTTACCGGTCGCGGCTGCACTTGAGGCACAGGCTTTGGCGATGGCTTTGGCTTTGGCCTTACCAATGTCGTTGTCTTTGGCGTTGGCATTGCCTTTGGCGTTGTTATTACCTTTGGCGTTGGCCTCGCACTCCGTCTTCCTGCTATATCCGCAGCAGTTCTTCCGCCTTCCGCGTACTTCCTAACTTTTTTATCTGCCTTCATGTAATCTGCTCCTACCACTTAACCTTGTCAGCCCAGTAGGCTGCGCTCATTTTGCCTTTGGCGATGTTCTTGCCGTGACGAGACTTAAACGACTTGCGCTTAGCCTTCATCTTGGCAGACTCACCGGACTTGGGTTTACCAGCAGTGCTAGCACCTTGTTCACCAAAGCGAATAACTTTCTCCTTCCCACCCTCACAAGCCTTAACTACATGAGACTTCTTAGCATGGGACGGAGTTCGTCTTGGCTTATTACAAGCCATCGCTTTCTTATCTACTTGCTTAGCCATATTGCTTGTTCACAGTAAATATAAAGGTGTAGGTATCCCCGGCAGATGGAGATACCGTAGTAGCTACGATGTCGCCAGTTTTACCAGTCCCAGCGTTGTTGGGTATACCGCTATAGTCAGAGAAATCATAGTCCTCTGTCCAATTCACGGGCAGGTCAAAGATAAGGACGTTAGCATTCGCATCCCATTCTAGTTTGACCCCTACACCAACACCGACATAAGTAAGCTTTGCCAAAACGGCACCAGTACAAGCTCTACGGCTAACCGGATCAACCGATAAGCTAGAGACATCAACCATTGTGCTAGTTACTACGTCTGTATTACCTACAACCGCAGTAACCTTAATGATCGCCTGTTTGCCACCATCTTGGATTATTTGAGTCGATATTGTATCAGCCATTTCCCTCTCCTATTTTTAAGGTTAATAACCCAATTTAGGCGAGATTAATGTTTTGTTGATACAGAACAGTCGCTCTAACTTCACCACCACTAGTGGCTCCGGTGGTAGTCCAAGTCAGTTTTTTATCCGCAGTTCCAGTGTCTGCCCAAGCAAGAGCACCGCCAGCTTCAGTGGTGGGGTACTTTCGACCTACACCAGAGGCGACTGTAATGGAGAAGGTATTGAGAAATGTAGCGTTGCCGCCAACACTATCGCCAATACTCAGCACTGCTGTAGCACCCGCCATAGCTGAAGGACAATCTAATACGATGTCAATAATTTGAGAGTTGGCTGGAATAACTACAGTAGTAGCGTTTGCAGCAGAAGCTCCAGCCGCAAGCGAAGTGCCAGTTGAGAACGTCTGAGCCATAGTTACTTGACCCGTGTTCTTTACGTCTGCACCGAGAGTTGTTCCGGTAGTATTGGAGATAGTGCCCGCTTTAACCGGGCCAGAGAAAGTTGTAGTACCCATCGGTAGTTCCTCACATGCGAGTTAATTTGAGGTATATCTGTCTGCATGTCGTCAGCCGGGAGCTGTCAGATACACCGGATAGTCCCGGAATATGTTCAGTATATAACACTTCTTTAAAGACTGTACAAATAAAAAAAGCCCGTCGGTTAGGCCGGGCTAAGTCTCTAGGGGTAATACACCTCAATGTAACATTAAATTTAAGACAAAAGAAAGGGGGCCGAAGCCCCCAATCTAAATACCTTTTGCTTATTAAGCGCCGGGTGAGCCGAAGATGCCCAGTGGATCAGATACGCCGAAACTGTATCTTTCACGAGCCTTATAGCGGCTGTTGCCTGTGTCGAAGTCTGCGTCCATGCTAGTGCTCATAGAAGAGCGAACGAAGTGCTTCAGGCCGTTGGGGATATCGGTCATCAAGAACCAACCATTGGTATCAGTCAGGTAGTTATTTACTGTGTAACCACCGGGAACTGAACCATTGTTGTTTAGTGCATTGATGTCGTTATCCGCTGTACCAACACGAAGATCGGTATCCAACAAGCGAGTAGCAACGAATTGCAGTGCAGGTGGGATAACAAGCTTAGTAGGTTTAGCTGCAATAAGCAGTCCGCGCTCATCAGTCCAGCCAGCAATCTGAATAACAGCAGCTTCTAGCGAAGCCTCGTTAAGGTCAGCAGCAACAGCAGGAGTGTTTGAGTTTACACCGCCAGATACGAGAGGGTGAGCAGTTGAACATAGTGGCTGTCCATCACCGTACGTAGTACCGGCAGCAAAGGCGTTGTTAAGAATAGCAGCACCTTTGGTTTGCTTAGTGTACGCCATAGCGCGGGCTAATGCCTTTGTATAACGTGAAGAGAGCGAATCGTAGAGGTTATCTTCGATTGCTTCTTCAGTGAGCGAGAAGCCCATTGCGACGGTCTCGTGAGTGTAACGAGCAGTCCACGCTTCTTGCGCATTGTCATACTCGATTGCAGAACCTTCACCTTTAACAGGTGCGGCACTAAAACCAGACAACTTAGTTTCTTCCTCGAAAGACCGATCAGAAGACTCGGTATCAAAGATTGTAGCAGCCTCATCACCATACTTAGCGTATTCGAGACCAAATAGGGCGTTTAGACCCGGTAGTAGCTCCTTAAGGAGTTGCGCTCTTGAAATAGCCATTTGCTAGTCTCCTTATACGCCAGTTGTGTTGTTGTACTGATGCAGATTAATCTTTACGATTATCTCTACAAAAGTATCAGCAGCGGTTTTAGTTTCATCTACTGTGTCAATAACGCGCACAACTAGACCTGCGGTAGTAGCTTCAGACCCTGCTAGTACTGACGCACCAGAGTTTCCAGTAGCTGCGTCGCCCGTGCCTGCCAAAACAGACATGTTAGAACCCACAGCAGCGCGAGCCGCCGAAGACATTACGCTACTTACATTAGTTACAGCAACTTTAAACGCCGCTAGTGGGTCGTCAACTACGATAGCAAAAGCTTCTGTAACGCTAGTGCCGGGGTAGTACTGAGCCGGTGTGAACTGACTCACTGAATTGACGTACTGAACACCTACAAAGACGCCCGAAGGGGAGCCAGTAGTAGTGCCAGTAAACTTCTCGATTGTGCCTGCCGCCACGATTTTAACCAAATCACCTGCGTAGATGGCCGTATTGTAGGTGCTCGCTATAGGAATAAGGCGAGTTTGACCTGCATAAGGCATACCGTCTACACGGTTA